CAATTGGAGTTATTTTACTTTCTCCCATTTCACTCATTTCAACAGCACCATCACTTCGTTTTGCGATATTCACACTATCTACACTTTGAGGAAGGGTTTGGGTTCTTACTGGAATACCAGATGCGTTTAGATTTCTTGCGTATAGATTTTTAACCATAAGTTCATCTACCTCACCATCTCCAGAAAATTTTAGACGATTAACCAAGTTCTCTTGAGCTCCAGTATTTTTGGTAAGGGGAGGAGGAACATTGTTTCCAGCAGAGAACGCCCTATCTAAAACACTATCTAATTTAGCCCCAGCTTCTTTGTCTAAATCAGCAAACGTAGCATCTTCGGCAAATGGAATTCGTGCGTTATACACTTTAGAACCATATTTGTTAATCATCTTTTTAGTTTGATTAAGTGCGAATTCTTGACCGATAGTTTTCAAATCGTCTAATGTTTGACCTTCTTGTGCTCCTTGTTGTAATTTTTTGTTAAGACCTTCTACTTCACTTCTCATACCTTTAAAAGCACGGACATTATCGTCAATCAGTCTTGATGTATCTGCGTATGCTCCAATACCTAATGACATTATATATATATACGAAATAAAAAATAATTTATCTAATTTGTTATGTTTCAGTTTGTTTTACATCGCCTATGTTAATATTGATAGAGTTTGTCATTTCTTGTTCTTGTTTCGTTGATAATTTGGTTGTTTGTTCTATACCTTCAGCAATTTCTTCCTTATTATCTTTCAAACATTCTATCATCTTCGTAAGCACGCAATCGCTCCCCTCAAAGCACTTTACAAGGCATTCTGCTATGCCGTTGTCTTGACCTCTTAAAAAAGGCAAGACTTCACTAACTATAAACATACTTGATATAACCGCCAGACTGACAATTACATCTATACAACTTTCTTCTTGCGAAGGACAATCGCAATTACATTGACTACAAAAATCAGTTGAACCGCTACTCATATTCATTTATATTTACTCTACATTAAATTTCCATTTTGATTAATTGATTATGAGGGATAAATATACAAGGTCTGGGTGGGTCGCCTCGTATTTTTTGGGGTTGTATTTCTACCTTAATATCATCTCCAAGAACTTTTGGAACTTCCCATTTAAACATTCCATCACCTAAAAACCAAATAAAATAACAAGTATATCCGTGATGTAAAAACATCTCCATACCTCCATATTTATTGTATCCAATCAAAATGTCTTTGTAAGTATTTGAATTAATATCTCGTCTTGTTTTCAATTCAATCACGATTTTTCGTTTCGTATCAACAAAATCCCATAAAGCGTATTTGTGAAGTGATTTTTGAAATGATGCGTTAAAGTAATCATTCAATATCGGTAGAGCAATTTCCTCACCCATATATCCATCATATTCATTTTTTTCGTGTATTGCTTGATAATGTGCGGTTTGTTTATACGCCATAATAATATTTCTTGATATTATAATATATTCAATAAAAACGCATTACCATAATTTCGTCCAGCTGAAGTATAAGGGCGTCCAGTATTTCGTCCAGTCTTGAGATTGCTTAAGTCCGCTAAATCTATTACGGAAATTGCGTCTGCGAACTTTATCTCTGTGTGAGAGTTTTGGATAAGCATTCAATCCAGTCTTGTCTTGATAATTTCCCATTTTACTATCTCCAAAATGTATTTTAACTTCTCGCCCAGTTTCTTTATTTTTTAATATAGCAGAATACATCTTACCAGCTTTACTGGATTTCTCGTATCTAACAAATGAGTATTTTGACTTCTCGTATTTAACCATATATATTTTCACAAGATAATATATATCGTTATGTCATATATTCACGTCCCCACTTTACCACCGATTTTAGAAGAAGAAGAGCCGTCAGTAGATACAAAATTTCTTCCCAGAAACTCCAGACGAAACAAGAGAAGATATAAACGAAACATAAAAAGACAGCGTAGAGCATATTTTAGAGATGCTGTAGAAAATAAAACTTGGGAAAGCGACGTATTTCTTGACGACGTATATGACTGGTATTTTGCTTAATCTTCTTTTTCTTCTTTCGGTTCTTCCTTCTTTTCAGCCTTTGGTTTCTTTTTCATATTAGCAAAGTTTTCGTAATGAGAAGCCATTTTCTCCGCACTCTCTTTCGTCTTAAACGCTCTTTTACTCATCTCTTTCTTCGCTGTATTATACAGACCGAATTTGCCGTCTTCCATCTTTTTCACCTTGAATGGCATAGTTAATTATATATATCCTTGATACATTTAATTAACTTTCAATTAACGCAATAATGGAATTTTGTATTCCTTAACAATATCTTTATCTACTGCTCTTGCTTTCCCACCGAACAACACGCTATACAGACGAGCTTTGGCCCATTGCTCCGCAGAAACATTTGGACGACTTCCAGCCGAATAATACGCTCCTCTTCCTTTTGATAAAATTTTAGATAATCCAGTTTTACTTACTCCTATCGTTTTAGATATATTAGATAGAGATGTATTACCTTTGAAATATTTATCCGCTTTTGTAGTATATGACGATTTGCGAGTTTTAACTCCTTTGAGTTTAGGTCTATCTTTTCCTTCACGAATAGATTTGACTTGTTTTGTTTTCTGCTCTTTCGTTAAACTTTTTGGAACGTATTTCTTTGGTAGTCCAGTATCCTTATCTTTTGGAGGCATCTTTATTTTATCTCTTCATTTTATCTTTTTTGTAATTAATCATAGAGAGAAACGTGTTTAATCAATCACTTCAGCAAGTCCATTATTGATGTTTAGAATACGTTGATAGTAGCAGAAGAACCTAACATCACGAGAAGCTTGACGATTTGGAGTAGTTCCAGTTCCGTCGTCATATTGAGTGAGTTTTGCTTTTTCTGTGTAGATGACTGGTTGAATTCCCATCAAATGCCCTTGACCGAACGCATTCTCCAATTTCAAACCTTTCCAGAATTGAATACCAGCTTCGTTGGATTGAATATGACTATTACATAAACGACGAGTTAAGTTGTAATCGTTGTTAGTAGCAATTTGACCAGTTGCTTGGTCTGCTTGATTGAAGAAAGAATAAATAGCAGAGTTTTCTACAAGAGGAATGCCTTCCGTAAGGTCAGCTTCGGCACGTTGAAGGGCAACATTTTTCAAAGGCATAGAATAGACATTCTTACTATCCACACGGAAATTGTATTCTTCTCCAGTTCGTAGAGCTTGAGAGTTGTAATATCCGCAAGGTTGGGATTGAACGACACCTACTAAATCGTGAGATTTTTGAACGACAATACGTTTTACTCTTTTTTGAGCGAGAGGGATTTGAAGGTCTTTTTGAGTAATACCTTCGCTTTCGCTATATTGAAGATAGTTGCGTTGAGTAATGACATCGTCGTATGGGACAGAATAACCGCCTCGTGAATAAATTTGTTCTTGAATATCACCCATCAAATCTGGATAAAATAAAGTATCCATAACCAAGAATGTATCTGCTTCAATAATAGTAGATTTAAGATTGTCTTTGTTGTTGGCGGCATTAGAAGCATCAAATCTATTAAACATAAATCTATGACCCCAAGTATCTGGAGAAAATTCAAGGTTCAAAGCAACTTCTCCTTCAATAAAAGCGAGAGGCAATTGAAAGTCAATAAGAACTGGGAAAAGTTGAGAAAGAGCGATAAGTTGTGATGGAGTGCGAGAAGCTTCAAATGGAATAAGACGTTTAGGTTTATCTTCTTGATTTGTGTAAGATGGGACTTGATTTCCCAATTGATTAAATGCTGGAGCAGATACGTTGTAGTTGTTTGCGTATTCACTGCTTTCACGTCCTATTGTTCCAGCTGGATTATCAAATCCCCTTTGTCGTTTTGCTGAAGCAGTTGTAGTGTAAGGATTAATGACAGAACCAGCACTTCCAACATAGACATCATTTCCAGACTGATGAGGCATAGCAACACCCTTACGATATTCATTAGAATAATGAAGTCTTCGCCAAGTGTTAAAATGACCACAATCCCTTAAATCACTCACTTCACGACCGCCGATTGTCAAATAAGCTCTGGAAATAAGAGCAAGAGCTCCAGTAGCAGTGGGATAAAACGATTTAGTATCCGTAGTAGGTCTATCGCTATTGACGACAACTTGGGAGATATTCAATTGAGAATTACTATCTAAAATCCCCTTCTTATCCAAAACAAATTTACAAAACGTTTGACTGAACGTTGTAGGTTGTAGCAAGTCTGTAGAACAAACTTGATTAACTGGACGCTTTAACGCTCCAACTTTCAAAACATCTGGAAGTTGCGAACTCATTATATTTTACTATACATAATCAAAATATAATAAATAAATTGAAAAAACCTAAATTCTAAAAAAAATTAATCAACTCACGAGAGAACTTGAACCATACCATCACGGAATAGAATAGTATTTTCTGCTTGAACGAAAAGATAAAGTGAATGAGGTTCAAAAGGTTGGTCTGCTGGAAGATTAGATTGAATACGAAGAGAAAAGGTTTCGTTGCGGAAATCCACACCAGCAGTATTCTTGTCATAATTGACCCCAATTAGATAGGCTTGTTCTGCGTCTTCCTCACAAATGGAATAACGTTCTCTGTCAAATTTGTTAGGCACAGCATCACTCAAAGGATTAGATAATTCAGTTTTCAAAGATTTCAAAAAGTTATTAGCAGACCATTCATCACGAATAGAGTTCAATTCAGTCAAGTTTTTCACGGCATCGGCAGTTCCTTCATTTTGAGTTTCTTCACTTACGATTTCAAAATCATAAGGAGTTCTCACACCGCTCTTTTGATAAGTAAAAGCGTTCATACGAGTATTGTTATTAAGCACACCAGCACCATCTTTATACAACAATTGAGGGGTCATAGAAGAGTTGTATTCCAAGTTATTTAGCCATTCACTCGGTATGAGGTTTCCTACTATTGCTGAAGTTTTCCTTGTATTGAAAAGGAATGAGAGGTTATGTTGATTAGAAACAATTACGTTATAGAATGAAGAATACGTTTTATAAACCATTTCTCCAGTTCGGTTCGCCATCATAGCCTCCATACCTCTTGCGTCTGGGACTTCAGTTTCTACAGAAAGCACTAAATCGCTCCATTGATAATAGGCTCCATTAGGAGTTGTAGCGTTTTGGTTATACCAATAGTTATTCGCCAATACGAAATTACTTGGGGAAAGTGTGAGCGTAATTACAAGCCCCTCTACCAAATCCATATCTATATTTTCTGCTTGGAAAAAGCCGTCAAGAATAGGAATAGAGAAGGATTGTGTCTTATCACATCGTTTTGCTTGAGTAATTTGTTTGCCGTTTCCGTATTCGTCATCACAACCATTAATATAGTTGTTGAAGGATTGGTTCATAGGCACAATACAACTCATTAAACGATTATAATTTTTTACGTTAGAGTATGTTGCTCCCTTAAGGTTTTGGATACTCAACGTATCAATACAACTGCTTACACCGATACGTCCATCAATAAAAATAGCATTATCGTTAGGAGCATCAGCGTTCCAGTTCGTAGCGTTTGATGGTCTGCTGTCGTCTGCTTTAAATACATCAAAGTTGCCGTTTATTCTTAATGTTCTTCCCATCATCACACGAGGTAGTTTTGGAATTTGAAACACAACTTGTTGAAGTCCGTTCCTATCTGGGCTAAAAATCCCTCCTCTTCCCAAGTTTGTTGGTTGAAATTGTAAAAGTTCTCTGCGACTATCCATTTATTCTATATATATAAATTAAACATTTTAATTTTTATAAATTTTACTCTACGTTTCAATAAACCTACCATCTTTGTTAATAACCAACCGCCTAACACCGCCGATGTAAGTAATCAACAATTTATTCTTTGTAGGGTTTTGGTATTCAACACGAAGAGAAGCATTACCAGTTTCCGCCAAATTATAAACACCTCCATATTTAGCCAAAGCTCTTCCAACAAAAAAGTTTTCTGCTTGATAATCAAGATTTTTTGGATGAATTTTAACACTGCTTAATGACTTTTCACATTCAAACAAAGCAACTTGTTCGGTTCTTGCTGGAGTTTGGTTCAATTGAGTAAGACGGACTTTCCTTGTGGGTTGAAGTTTATTATCAATTAAGTAATTGTAGTTTTGTGCGTCATCCACAATTGTGTCTAAATTTTGATGTTGAAGAGCTATGGCTTGTGAGTTGTCTAATGGTAAAGTCATAATAGACGTAGCTCTATGATTGAGAGTAGGAATATTGATTTGAATTACACGCTCACCAGCAAGGACGTTGTTGCGGTATGTATCCAAAGTCAAATAATCGTATTTCACACCTTCACTCGTGGAAACTTGTTTAAGCATAGAAGAGATGTAAGATTGAGGAGGTTGGATTGTTTTAATAATGAACTGAACGTCGCTGATTGTAATTTTTGGAGTTCCAGAAAATAAATCTGCTTGACGCATACCGCAAGTGTTATTGAGAGGGTCTTGTGGATTACCACCATTATCATTACCACCGCCACCGATATATTCATCACCATTCGCTCCACTCCCATCAAGAGATACACGAACACGTAAATCGCCACCAGTATTATCACCAGAATTACAATCTACAGAAACAATTTCTCCAAGACGTTGCCATACTGGAGGAGATGCGTTGTTCCAGCCATAAAGGTCTTGTCCTACAACAAGATTAATACCACCGACAAGTTGATTTTTCACAAGACCAGCACCATTATCCACACAATCTTGAGTTGGAGGCGTTGGGTTTGGAACTTGATTATATCCAGCATTTCGTTCAGTCATTAAATCAACTGAAGTCAATGGATTTGCGGTTTGTGGATTAGCATTTTGAATAATGAAACGAGAACTTCCTTTAATAACATCACTGACACTTCCATCATCATTAACAATACCTTCACCAGTCCAAATTTCTAATGCTTGTTCTGGGTTTGCCGTATCAATTTCAATTCTCAAACCATTTGTCAAAATAATGGGGAACATCTTGTTAGACATCGCACCGAGAATACCACTATATAAGTGAAGAGCAACTTCAATAGTGTTGGGGTCGCTTGTAGGGCTTACATTTGCGGTATAAGATGCGTTGCTTCCAGTTTTGTATTGATGATTAAACAATTGAGAAGTATCCGCCATTCTTGCTGGGAAGTTGTCATAATATTCTCCATCAAAGTCCCTTGAAGTATATTCCAATCCTTCAACTAAACCTCTCTTGTTTCTAATAGATTTGTTTTCGCTGTATAGATGGAGTTTGTCAGCGATGGCGTTGTAATTTTGTATGGTTTCCAATTGGAGATTTGTATTTGCGTCATAAACTCGCACATTCTCTATAAGACTATGAACTCCAGAACGATTTGAAAATCTACAAACTGCTCCAGCATCACTGACTTTTAGTTTAAAATTGAGGCTCGTCATTCTGGGGTCTAAAAATGCGTCAAATTGAGGTATGTGAAAACGGATAGTATCTCCAGCCGTATAACTCTTCTGTTTATCACTTGGGGCATAGCTACTGCGTGAGGGGATACTTTGTTGAACTTCCTCTGCTTCAAAATCCATAGTTGTATATATATCTTAATTATATTTTTTAATTTTTTTGAACTAAAAAATAAAACTATGTTGG